GAAACTCTGGGCTATTTTGCTCTTTATTTGTTTCGCTGGTAAATTCAACACACGAAATTTCCTCGCGAAACCACTGTTTGTACCAGTTTTTAAATTTCCTTAGCTCTTTTCCATCCGGAAATATCAATAGAATCTTCTTATCGTCTTCGCTTTCTGCGTCCTCCAAATAATTAACCAAATTATCGTAGTCGGAAGTATCCATGGATTCTATGGTCAACTTCGAGTACAACGATTCAATAGGAAACACATTGAATATGCGAATTTGTTTACGTAAATAACCAAGCATTGGCAACTTACTGCAAATTAAATTGTTGAGGGTGGCAGACAGACCAATGACATGAACACCGAGCTTTTTCAAATGGCTACATACATTTAGTTCCGTGTTTTCAAGAAACTTATTAATGAGATTCAAGTTTGTGTTGCTCATTTCTACGCGAATTTGCGCGCCACCAACGATTTTTGTAAACTGTTGGTCAAACTCATCAAACATCACAGTGCATGTAATATGGAGTTCCTCTTTCAATATACGAATGATTTGGAATAGTTTCTTTGTGATTTTATTGAAATCTCCGTTTCGATGGCCTACGCTGGACATGAAAATCACACTATTTGAATCTCTACCAAATTGTTTTCGGATAGCAAGTGGTGAGTTTCCTACGTCTTTAATATCAATCAAAAACGTAGATTCAGAGGAAGGAGAATTTTCAAATGCCTCTTTTGCTTGTTTCATTAGTATAGTATTCGGCTCCACTATAATTTTACATCCCGGCAGGTTATTACAAAAGCGTTCCATCACTCGAGTTTTGCCGGAACCAGTGCCCGAATTGAATACATCAAGTCCGATTTTTTCCGGTGGTCGTATATTATCTACATGTTTTAAAATATCATTACGGTCTATGGGATGAAATTCAATGTATTGCATTTTGATTGGTGTTTTGGCAAAATTAAAAAACTTAATCACGAAATCAATTTTTGGCATCAATTAAACTTCACAATGATTTTCACCGATTCCTTTTTAATACATTTGCATGCACTGACCGATAACTCTTCGCGCTTCTTACGTGTCTTACCATTATCGTTTGTATCGATAGAGTCATCAATACTAATATTACGCTTGGATGTGCTATTGCGATGATTCATGTCGTTCTCGATGTCTTGATAATGTTCCTCGATATAATCTACGATTCGGTTCTCAATCGCCCACTTGAAAAAATTCAGCTGTCCTATCGTTGTCTCCATAAAATTATCGTTGTCGTACGGAATACTGATGCGTTCCCAGCGACAGAAAGGGTCAAAACGGCGCTTGCTATAGGCTTTCAGTTTGAGCTTATAATCATTGTAGACTTTGAATCGAATCGATTCGCTTTTGTTCATGCCGCTGGGTAGTTCATAAATTGTATAGTTTTTCTTAGCAAAATTGGTAACAAACCAATCGACAATACGTAAGGAAATCTTGGATTCGCCGTTGATAATACGCATCATTTTATTCAAATTATCGTGGTTCTTATAGAAATCCATTAAATTACGCATTAAAAGGTCATTTTGTGTATTTAAATTGGTCGAATTATACGTAGCCATTGTAAATGAAAGTCGCCGCGATTTTTTATGCTGTTTTTGGCAAATAATAATATTGTCAAATAAAGATGTGGTTACAATTCTACAATTATGACCAATATTGTAACTACACTTTTATTTGACAATATTATTTTAGGAATATATTGTCAAATAAAGATGTGGTTACAATTCTACAATTATGACCAATATTGTAACTACACTTTTATTTGACAATATTATTTTAGGAATATATTTTATAATAATGTCGTTGCCTATACCAATAGTAGAGTCGTTGCCTATACCGATAGTAGACAAAAAGAATTACATGAACAACAAGAACGAGCGAGGAGAAAGTGTGGTTTGGAATACAATCTATAAATATTGTTTTAAGCCGGGCAAATTTGGTGATGTGGTTCGTCATTATGTAAAAGTTGAAGATGCTACGCAAACCTGCCCGGACGGCTACACTGAAAACAAACCGGGGCAAGGACAATATACATTATTGATTGACCCTTTGATGTCAAAAAACAAGACCATAGATAGAGCGTATTTGCATCAAGAATATGTTACCTTTAAAGACGCAAAACGTGACTTGGATATGGTTCTTTCAGAACAGAAAGTGAACTTTTATGGGGGTGTCCGTCGCACAAGAAAGACGAAACGCACCAAGCGAAAGGGTTCTCGCAAAAACAAGCGAAAGACATCCCGTCGTTAAATAACATGTCTTTATAAGATATATGTTATTTTTTGCTCTATTATTCATGATTCCTTTAATCACACGACCTGAAACATTCTGTGCTGTAACAAATCAGCAATTTGATAATCGCGCCGACAAATCAAAACTTCGCATAGTTCAATATAATGTCGAATGGTTATTTCTTGATTATTATAGTGCGTCAGATTGTCCAGGTTCGGGTTGTGCCTGGTCCAATGAGTCCATGGCTCAAGAACATTTGGTCCAAGTTTCAAAAATAATTCGAGAACTTCAGCCCGATATTTTAAATCTATGCGAAGTGGAGGGTTGTGACGAATTAAAGGCGCTATCCATGAGTGGCTACAATCCTTATATTATTAAAGGTAAGGATACAAGTACCGGTCAAAATATAGGAATGCTTACGCGCCTTAAGCCCTCCACAATGTATCGAACCGAAGAACGCGTTTCGTATCCCGTTCCTGGGTCAACATGTGGCTACAGTGGCACGCCAGGAGATAGCGGCGTGAGTAAACATTATATTAGTGAAATTTTGGTCGGTGGTCTAAATATAGTGATGGTGGCAGCGCATTTAGTAGCTTTTCCAACAGATAGTGCTCGCTGTGCACAACGCGAAGCCCAAGCACAGGTTCTCCAAAACGTCGTAGTGGGCTACGCCAATAAAGGCTACGAGATAATAATACTAGGCGATTTTAATGATTTTGATGGTTCAGTGCTTGATGCTAACAAGAATAAACCAATTTCGCAAGTTCTCGAAATTTTGAAAGGTGGGTTTGGACAACATTCCGGTGTGTATCAATTGACGAATATTGCCGAAAAAATAGAACAGGCGAAACGTGCTACGGATTGGTGGGACAAAAATGGCGATTGTGTATCAAAACCAACAGAATTTTCAATGATAGACCACGTTCTCGTTTCCGCCAATTTATTTAGTAAAGTCGAGGGGGCGTTTATTTATTCTGAATACAAAGAATTTTGCGGAACATTAAATTCCGACCATTATCCCGTGGTCGTGGATTTTATGTTTCATTAATATATAATGGCATCTCCCGAGTCTTCCGACAAGTGGCGTTATACGCTTTATACGACGTTCGTTCTATTGGTTTTGTTCAACCCTGAGACATACAAATTGATGAATTCGCTTTTGGGTCGCTTCGTCGGTCCTATTGCGTCCAGAGACGGATGCCCCACCATGTTAGGATTTGTTATTCATGCAGCAGTTTTCACATTGGTTGTAAGATATATGATGGATTTGCGCATATAGAGACAATTTTTATTTTATCTAATAAAAATGGTCAGAAACAATGGATTTTGCTGCCAATTGATTTGTAGTAAAAACCGTTATACGCCACGTTTTTATCAAGCGCTTTAGCTAAGATTAATATAATAAATAGTATCTTATATTAATTTTTTATAATTTTAATAATAAAACGCACACCATAGTACGTTTAGTTGGAGTAGGCAACACCAGCCATACCCGACATCACGCGGAGGACGTTGTAGTTCACGGCGTACACACGGACCTTGGCGGTGGCGGTACCGGCAACAGCGCCCGACGAGAGGACAAGCTGGAGCACAGCGTTGTCAATGCGCGAGAAGTTGCACGAACCGCTGGGCTGGTGCTCCTCAGGTCTAAGGGCAAAGGAGTACACGTTAATACCGCTGTCAGGGGAGCGGGTGTGGTGCTGGTAGGGCTGGACGACGTCGAAGTAGGAGCCCTCGCGCTCAGAAAAGCGGTCCTGGCCGTTGAGCTGGAGCTTGGCCGTGACGACGGGGTTCTCGCCCCAGCAGTGCATGTCAAGAGCAGTCTCGGCGAGCACGAAGGTGCCGGCATCGGAAACACCGGAGCCACCAATATTAGCAGGTGAAGCAACAAAAGGTGTTTCGGTGGTTGTACCGGTCTTCCAGTAGTTGGAGGCAGCAGTTGCGTCATCAGCACCAGGCATTTGGAAAAGGCCAGATGCTGTGATGAAACCGTTGGTTGTCGAGATGCTCTCGGGTCCACCATAAGCGTGGAAAGCAGGGGGGAGAGCGTCAATGGCGTCCGTGTAGTTGAAGGGCTGGGCACCGAGCGTGCGGAAAAGGACCGTGGCAGGGTCAAGGGAAGCGCAGTAGTCAACGTTGGCGTCGGGCTGGACAACCCAGATAAGCTCCTTGCAGGGGTGATTGAAGTTGAGCTTAATCTTGTTGGACGAGGAGCCGACCGACTCATCACCAGTGAACTGGAGCTGCTCGATGAGGTACTCGTGGGGGTTCTGGGCCATCTTGCGGCGCTCGTCCGTGTCAAGGAAGATGTAGTCGACGTAGAGTGAGGCAGCAACAAGGGATTGCTGGTAAGCGGCGGAAGCGCTGACGGTGCCAGAGGTCTTGGTAAGGTCAGTGACGGCCCAGAGGCACTCACCAATAGGGCGGAAGTCAATGTTAATCTTGACCTCGTGGTACTGGAGAGCAATGAGGGGAAGGGCGAGGCCAGGGTTGCGGCAGAACCAGAACTGGAGGGGGATGTAGAGGGTGGTCTCGGGAAGGGCGTTGCGGGGAGCGCAAACCTGGGAAGGACCACCGGCGGCGGCGCAGGGACCAGAGATGGGGGCGAACGCGGGGTCGCAGATGTAAGTGCATTGAGTGGTGTTACCAATCATCTTCCAGTATCCCTTTTGTTGCTCGTTGGACATGGTGAGCTGGTTCCAGATGTGCATCCAGTCGCCGTACTGGCGGTCGATGCGCTGGCCACCAATCTCGACCTCAACCTGGGCGATGATTTGCTCGCCAATGTAGCTGAGCCAACGAGCGAAAAGTCCCGAGCTGTTGGCGTTCATCATGTTCTGGTTAATCTCAGGGAGAACAAGCTGGAGGTACGTGCGGTAGCACAAATCACCGTTACGGCTGATTGTGCATGTTACGCGACGGCCGAAATCGGCCTGGCCAGAGAAAGTCTGCTCAATAGACTCCATGGCGAAGTTGGTGTGGCGACGATACACCTGCTTGAAGAAGGTGATCTGGGGGTTACCAGTTAAGTACACGTCTTGAGCGCCATAGGCAACGAGCTGCATTAAACCACCACCTGTCATTTTCTATACCCTAGATTTAGAAAAAAATTTTGGAAAAAACAAAAAATACAGATACAAGAACATGATAAAGAGAGGTCTGTCATATGACCCTTCATCTAGGATGAAATCTAATAAATTAGGATTAAACGAATCAAAAACCACTTTAGATACGTTACATCAGAATCAACTTCAACAGATG